ATATAAATGGAGCGACCTAGCTCAGTTCCGGTTGTGTGCTTCAGAGCCTTTCGGCATGTAGAGCGCCTCTTGCTGTCGGAGATTAATCTCGCAGTCTTACAGGTGTCTGTTTTAACACTACATCACTATACCGGTCGATTACTTCGGTCGTGACTCATTCAAAACAGCTGAGGTAGGGCTAAATTTTCATCCAGTCCTCATGTACGGGTTTGTAATGTTTTCCTTCACTGGTTTACTCTTGTCCTTGAGATGCTTAAATCGTATTCATAAGCGTACTATTTTACTGATAGATAACAGGTTTGTTAGTTAAAATATGGTAACAAATGTCTAATAAACCATGCCTTCCACGTATCGCGTAGAGGTCGTCGGACTAAGTTATTCTTTACCAGCTTAGTCAACTGGCAAGTTGCTTCTCTGTCCACAACTAGAGACATGTGACTTAAAGGTTTCACACTACCTAGCAAGTTTGATTAGCGTGCAATAGCTAAGAAATGAATATATCTTATAGACAATATCACCCTTCATTTCAATAGGTGCTGGTTTTATATTATAAACCTACATAAAACTGACTTTCAGATCAAAAGGTAGTGGTTCAAACAACATTTCATGATCACCCATAAAGAATTTAATCATTTAAATTAAAACAAAACGAATCGATCCTTGTCCGGTTAACGATCCGGTTCCGAAGACTGTTCCTGTTAATGAAACCTGAGTTTGTCCATCAGAAGAAAAGGCGTACGAGCCAGAGTGTGTTGTAGTTGTTACTAAATCTCCTGCTGTAAATGTTGATGTTGCGCCTGCTCCTGGTTGTGCTACTCCATAAATAATAACTCTTGTGTCTACTGAGGTCAAGTCTGTAGTTGCTGTATACACAAAAGACCAATCTAATAAGTAATTTCCTACTGGAACAGCAAAAGTGCCCACTGTGTTAGTTATGTTTAATCCTGATAATTTGTTACCATGAAAACGCAAAGTATTTGAAAGTCCATTAGCGAAACTTTCATTAGAATCACTTGCCCAAAGTTCAACTTGATTGTTTGCTGGTGCATAACCATCATTTTCTAGTACTGGCACAGATAATCTAACAATGTACTTAACGCGCAATTCTCCGATCTCACCATTTACTGGAATTCCTTGAGTTGCAATGTACAAATTTCCTACATCATAAGTTTTAATGTCCGCATTTCCTGGCAGAACATTCTTTCTAACAAATTTTCCAAGAGTCGATCCGGTCTTAAGTTGACTTCTTGGGATAGACAGCCCCATGTTTTCACATGGCATACCGTCACGATGTGGGAAGCTGTCCTCCATTTCTTGTTTAGATGTTGGAGGACCATCAGCTGCATTAAAATCACATGACATGATTACTTTTCCTTGCTGTCCAGCTGGTGCATACTCTGAGACTTCTCTTTTATAGAAGAATTCCAAATGTAAAAACTCATATCTCTCCCATTGTTGGGCTTGCTTTAACAACCATGGAAATGTAAACTGTCCAGGGTTTATAGGATAACGAGTTGCATGAAAATTTGGTTGATTCTCCACTGAGACTGGGGCCACAAATTCCTCATTTTTAAGAATAATTGATCTTGCTCTAGAACCTGAGCCAAAAGAAGTCGCTCCTTTTCCGGAGGCACCAGATCTTTTCCTTGGACCTCTTCTTCTCTTTGGATTCTTGTTTTGTTGAACAACCTTGGTCACAGTAACCTGTGACTTCTTCCCTCTTCGTGGGCCTCGGCGTGGTTGTGATTTTGCCTTCTTTGTTCGTATTGTTGTTGTAACAGCACTCATTTTACTGTTATCAAGCTTTATTAATCTTTCTTGCGTTTCTTGATAACTCTGTGGTGAAAGGAAATATGTCTTCCTATTTGTAAATAACGTAAAATATGCTTCATCTGACATTATTGAGCTTTTAGCTACAATCCATCTAGGATTATCTCTTAAAACACTATCATATTCACTCAATAACCAGGCTATAAATGACCGACAGAACTTTCTAAAAATTAAATCTGACCAACCTATTTGCAATAAATTTGTGCATCTTTGTAAAGATGTAGCTGGTGTAATATTCTTCTGTGGTGCAAACAACAAAGATGTCATTAATTTATCTCTCGAATAAAGAGGTACAGCTATTCCTTTAATAAAAACTGTGTGTGCTGACAAAAAGTCCAAGTCACAAGCCTCTCGAGGTCTCATGGAATCAGTGGTTGTTGTAATTCCTAATATTTTCCATGATTTAATAACAGTATCCGCATTGTAAAAGGTATGGCCATAATCTGATACAGTCCATGTATTATCATCCCCTACCAATGCTTTTGCAGTGTGTTCCTCAAATATTTCGTAAACAGCATCTTCCTCTGGACAATTGTCTATCCATCCAAATGACATCATAGTGTACAATATTAACGTATTGTCAGTAACTGTGTTTGGACATCCAGAGGGCATACCAAGTTTCTTCATAACCATAATCCCCTCAGGTGTTAAAATTAGAGAATCGATAACATTTCTGTAATAAGTTCTTAATCGTCTCCAATTTGCTGCTGTACGGTATTCTGGAGCATACATCTTCCATCGAAGTTGTGCACAGCCCCATATTAAAAATTTTCTTTGAGAAGAGTCAAATTGAGCCTCATCCATAGCATATCCGTTTTTAAAAGTATTTAATTTCCGATATAATTTGTCCCAGTTTCCTTTTAATGGCGACATTCCTATAGATGATGCACTAACAGTATGTGCTGCGTACATTTTCTCATTTTGATCAACGAACAATCTACTCCCATGTACAGTTGCATCCGTTGCAAATGCTGTAAAAGTCCTTTGAGAGTTTTGTAAAATTTTCTCCTGTGGTCGTAGTTCTTCTTTCAAAGAAGAGGAACTGACGGCTGTCCAATAAGGATCATCAGCTAATCTTTCCCAGTCCTCTTCCAACCATTCAAGAATTCCATCATCATTTTCAAATAACTCACGTTTAGTTGGAAATTCTCTATTAAATGGAAAACCAC